TTACATCAAACTCAAGTTCAATAAACTCTAATGCATCAATTGGTTTCAAGAATATTTTACCTGTTAAGGTATTTCTATCTGTATCAGAAGCTGGATCCAATTTGATTCTAAAATCACTTAGACCTCTTTCTTTTCTAATATTATCCAATATTGGATTAACTAATGATAAGAATTGTGTTCTTACAATATCGTCATTTGGATCGAATAATAATCTATTAGAAACAGATATAATAAGTTTTCTTGCTTGAAGTAATAATCTTCTGATATTCAATCTGTTAAGAGCTGAATCTCTTTCTTGTAAGTTTCTATTACCCCAAATTACTGTACCAACATCAGAGAAGGTTGCTATTGGGTTAACTCTTGAAGGATAAAGAATATCTCTTGCGTCTTGGTCAAGAACAATTCTTGTTCTTTTACAGTTAACTAAACCTCTATTATAACCTGCGGTAGCAAACCAAGGGAATGCAACGTTATCGGTATAAGCTAAGTTTCTTACTACTTCAAGAGTAGGTGGTAACCATAGGTAAGCATTGTTTTCAACGTCAGCTATTTGTAACCAAGGATAGAAAAGAGCTGTATAGTTTGAATCTAAGTTCAAATTATCCATCATATCAGAGATATCATTAGGGAACATCCATTGAGTTGTATCTGCTGGATTTGTATTGTTATATACAGATATATCTGGTATTGTTGCGATATAGATTGAATCTAATCTTTTCTCTTCAACTATTGTTATTACCTCTTGTGCTAATTCATTGTTATTTACAACATCAATACCTGGAGTTACTAATACATTTATATTAGTTTTTTCTGGGTTTTGGAATGTTTTATAACCATATAGGTAAGCATAGTAATCCGAAGAACCCCAAGTTTCGTCATATTCAGCATTAGTGAATGAAGCAAAATGTCCATTAACAAAGCTTGATTGTCCAATTCTGTATAAATCACCATTAGTTCTTGTATCTCTATAGAAATCCCAACCATCAAATCCTCCAGACATAAGCGCTGTGAATTTTCTTGTTTTGATATCGTAATATGTTTGAGTTGTATCTGTAGCTAAAAGTACTGGGTCAGTGAATTGTCCATCTCCAACAGCATATAAAGAAGTATCAGCATTTACGTCAAGGTGGAAACCTTTTGTCATACCACCCCAAGGGTTACCTGTATTATATGTAATTGTACCAATATTTTCAGCACCAATGAATGATGTTATATCAGCGTCAAAACCATAATCATAGTCACTGAAACCTAAGTAAGTTTTTCTAACTTTATCTCCAGAAGATATCAAAGTAGTTCCCAAAGGATTAGTTTGCCATACATCACCAGGTTGATAATACTTAGTTTTGTATGCAATTTCTGGTATAGCCACATCAGAATATGTTCTGAAAGAATAACCTTCGAAACCAGCTGGAACAGCATCAGAAGGTGCGTTTGGATCAACATCAATTATGATATATGAACTATTTAATGTATATTTGTTATCAAGTGTACCAACTAATCTTCCGATAAAGTTAGAACTTGCTTCATCCATTGTACAATTCAAGTATCTTTCGAATATAACAGGCACAGCATCAGTATCAGAGAACGATCTAACCAAAAGGTCAAATGTACCCTTAGCAAGATCTACGTTTGCAATAGAAACCTTAATTTCAGTATTTGCATGATTACCATCAGATATAGAAACCACTCTGAATAGATTTTGTGCTTTTCCACCTCTTAACTCGGAAACAAAGAACGGAGTAGAAGGGGCTTGGTATTGGAACATAAAGTTATTCCAACCACCTGCACCAGCTGGGATATATTTCAATTCAGGATGAAGTCCTTTTATTTTACCATTTAACCAACCTTTTGCAAGTGTTGAATCATATGTTTCTTCAACATACATTTCAGTAGTTTTATCGGTATTTGTAACACCAAGTACGTTTTTGATATAATTTCTTTTTGTTTCATCCAAAGAAAGATTATATGTGAATGTAGTACTTGTTGTAGTTTTACCTGTTATTGTAATGTCAGCATAAGGATTTGATTCAGCGCTAACAATACTACCATATCCTACAGTTGAACCACTAACTAAAAAGTCTAATGTATCATTCACATAAAGACCTTTTCCTCTAATTGTAGAAACCAACATATTATGATATTCTGCATATGGATCAGCAGCATATGATGTAACGTATATTTTAACTTTACCAAAGATTGATGTACCGTTTTCATATACATGGTCTGTTGTCATTATGAATGAAACACCACTATATGTTTCAGTCATAGTATCGTATACAAACGTATCATTTATAAAGTAAGCATCTTCATCGCTTGAAGGTACAGTTGATGGATAAACATAAGAATCAACAGTAGATGGTGCATTATTCACATACGTAGAAGTATTACCACCAGTCGTTTTAGCTGCATTTGTTACAGTTGTAACTGTTGCTGAAGGGTTAACACCCCATTTCATTATATCGTGCTTCCAATAGTTACCTGTAGTACCTGTAGCAGTAGTGTATTTTGCAAAGTAATTGTTATAAGCATTCACAATCAGTGATGAGTCAATACCTACCAAACTTGCTATATTTGCAAGAACTGATGTTGATGTTCCTGTTACATTATAAACAGTATCAGTTGTTGTACCTGAGAAACCAAAAGTATAAGATGTTGTTGTAGGTACCATTGTGGTTTGATCAACCGCACCGAGCGTTCTAATTGCCCAAGCATCTCCTTTATCGTAACCAGATAAACCAAGAATACGAGTTACGTACAATTGGTTTGATTGACTCAAATAATTTTTTGCTATATATGAAAGTTCATATTTAACAATTTGGGTATTTCTAAATTTTTCAGGATTAATTCCACCAAAAACCTTAGAAAATTGGTCATAATTTGCAATAGGAATTGGCTGAAATGCTGGGCCTTTTACGGTTTCGCCAGCCGCACCTAAAGTCGTTATACCAATCGTCTCAATGCTGTATGTTAAATCTTTCTCTGAAGTGTAAACACCAGGTGACGCATAAACTATATTTGCCATATTTGTCTTTTTTTCGTTTTATATTATTATCTTAATGATAAATATTATAAAATAATCCAAAATACTTTACTTTTTGAGAATTATTTATATTTTAGCCGTTTTTTCCTTCCTTAAGAATTATCACTCTATTTATGGCTGGAACCACTTGGAAATCTGCTGGGTCGAGAATGAACCCTTGTAGTGTAAAATTGTATAAATGGACATAAAATCTTCTCTGGTCTAAGTCTTGAACTTGACTTTCATCTGAATCATCTTCCAGTAGAATTGGGATATAATGCCCATTAACCATTGTATATGCTTGTAAGCTTCTGAATTCTTTCATTACTATTTTGTTAAATTCATTTAAATCAGCTTGTCTTGTAGAAAATAATCTAACTTCATAAATTATATCAATTGGTGTTGGCATAGGGATTTTATAAAGATCAACACCTTTTCTGTTACCATCCCAAGTAGGAACTTCAGAGTATGTGTATGTTCTGTTACCTGGAATATTGTGTAAAAGATTTGCATTTGTTCCTGGACGTGTATTTGGTTTACGAACAATTGTTATAAACGGCATCTCAATATTTTTATATTCATCTAACAAAGACCATGTTTGTGTAAACTCATTCCATTTTTGCAAACTAAGCATGATTACAGGCACTTTTTTGTTATCAATGACCGTTTGCATACTTTCAGTAACAAAGTTCTTAAAACCCTTGTCTAAATCGAAATGAAGAACACCTTTAGGTAGATAAACATCTTTATCCACAATTAAATTTTTCATATCATCAGCAGCAGAACTTGCCATAGACTCAGACTGCGGATATTCCACATTTGGTCTTGGATGATACAAATTAACATTTTTTTTATATGTGCTTGGTAAACTCATAAACTATTTATAATAAATATATCATGAGTTGCGTTTATATACATACAAGAAAAGATAATAATGAAGTTTTTTATGTTGGTATAGGTAAAACCGAAAAAAGGGCTTATTCTAAGTTTAATAGAAATAAACATTGGTTAAATATTATAAATAAAGTAGATTATAATGTATTAATTTTGAAAAGTAATATTAGTTGGGTTGATGCTTGTTTGGAAGAAGAAAGGCTAATTACTTTATATGGTCGAATTGATTTAAATAGTGGTACCTTAGTTAATTTAACAAATGGTGGTGAGGGTAAAATTAATTTTATTGTTACTGATGATATAAAAAAGAAAATGTCTAAAGCTCAGAAAGGTAGAATTATAACTGTTGAACATAGAGATAAAATATCCAAATCTATGAAAGGACGTATACCAGTAAATAAAGGTAAAAAACTAACTGATATTGAATTAGAAAAATTTAATAAACTATATTACAAACCAATATTACAATATAAATTAAATGGTGAGTTTATTAAGGAATACCCATCTGCTAAAATAGCATCTAAAGATGTTAATATATTAAGGACAAGTATTAATAATTGTTGTTACGGTAGATCTAAATCCGCTGGTGGTTTTAAATGGGTATTTAAAACCAATTGAAATTATGTACTTGGTGTTGCCATTATATTCCTTTAAAATCTGCTTTGTCTATAACAATGCATCTAACTTTTTTATAATACGTTTTGTAATTATATAACATTTGGTTGGTATCTGGTATATAATTAGGATCTGTTACAGAAAAATATACAATACTATCATTATCAAGTACATAACCAATTATATCACCATATGTTATATCCACATTTTTTCTTTTCAATTCATTCAAATAAACGATAAAGTCAAGGTTACCAAAATTTGATGTTCTTAAGGTACCGTTTTGGTTGTATGCTTTGTTAACAGCTTGTTCAAGAGTTAATAAAACATTTAATTCGACTGGTGGAAGATAGATTATTTGGTCTTTTTTTGTTTCACCATACACATCATCGTAATTCGTATTAACCCTATCTATTCTATAAAGAATTAATCTGAAATTACTATCTTCATTAACAATATCGTCACCAATTCCAACATCTAAGTCAAAATCAGCCTGATCATACCATTTGGATAATCTTGTATTTGGAATCCTATTTCTTCTTTCCATACTAATAAATAGTATAATATATTTGCTTTTATCAACATTTATTATTAATATTGTAATTATGTTAGATTTAAAAAAATTATCCGATATTATTGAATATCTGGAATTAATACCAGGTTATAACGATTGTATTTTGAATA